CGTTGTTTAGAATGTTCGCAGAATAAAACTCAGTTGTATAAACAACCGATTTTGCAAGAGCCTTTGGCATCTTTGCAATAACATTGTGCTGATCATCCTCCACTAACTCCTGAGATACCTTGAACCCCTTACCGTATTTCAAGTGAGTATAAGTTGTACGGAACATCTTGAGTGGGTCTTCGTAGTCCAACGCCCCAAGTTCATCCGTTTGCTGCAACTTTCCGAATCCAGTAGTAGCCGAGTCTGTCTCGAGATCCCTACCGGAAGTATTCACATTGAAAACCTCTGTCATGACCTGTGGTTCTTGATCGTAACGATCAAAGAATATAGTCCTCAAAGAAGGGTCTAACTCATCTTTGAAGTTTGGTCTGATTGCTGGCATGTTAATACCTTCTTAAATAAATAACTGTCTAACCGAACACTACGCGGCTCTGTATGCAGCCACGGTCCCGTAATGTGTTTCCACAACGCGGAACAATCCCTTTGAGGCGTCGCTATCCCCATCAGGATCAAATTCTACCAACTGTACCTGCTTTTGTGTGTCAGCCGCGGAACTTGCTTGAACCTGATCTGACGTAATCAAATCAAAGTTCTGAAGAACCTCGATCTCTGCAATATCGCCATCGGCGTCATTGTAGAAAAGGTAGTGTGGTAAAGCGGGGATGTAAGCAAGTTTGTATTGCAAGGTAGCGTCAGTCTGGTTACTAGCACCCATAGAATAAGTATCAAGTGTCCCTGAATCCGGACTCAATGGTGCCCCATTCTGATCAACTACACCGGCCAATACTCCCGAAATATCTTCATCGGCATCTACGATGTCTCCGAAGCCAGAAGTATTAATACGAACCATATCGCCTACGGTGAACGTAATGGAGTTCTTGGCGATAACCTGCCTAAGAGTAGGTGTGTCGCTAGATCCATCGATGTTTTTTCGATATGCAAATCCTGCCATAGTTTACCTTCACAAATTAAATAACCACGTTTCCAGTACGCGCGCTTGTACCTAATTCTAGTATAAGTACTGTGTCAACCTTTTTCAAGTCTGACGGGGATTATGAAGTTTTTCCGCTATCCCGTTGTTCTTTTTTCACCTCGGAAGCACTTTTTCGGGTTTGCTCACTGTCTTTGGCTTTAATAACCTCCTTAGCCCTCTCTGGAGACACATTAAGCTTTTTAGCCCAGTCCATTTGACCAGGAGTGAGTTCATCCTCTTTTTCCGTCTCCAACCTACGCCCTTGCATATGAGGCATAATTCCTGACTGATTACTATATAACTCCGCCATTCCTTCCATTTTACCATCAGCCACCATCTTTTCCACGTTTATAGCCTTATGAGCATTATCCAACATCGCCGGTAACAAATCGACGGAGACATTGGCTACAGTTTGGCCAAAGGTATTCAAGTACTCCTCAATATTTCGGCGAACCTCCTTACGTTGCTCTTCGGGAAGATCCGTGATACCAGAGGCGTTCTCAAACTTCTGTATAGCCTCCCTCTTTTGGTTCCTTTTCAGCTCTCCGACATCCTTACCAAGTTCCTCAACCTTTGGATCTGCCTCTGGAGGACCATTTTTCTTCTTTGGATCCTCTTCCGATTGCTTACTAGGATCTTCTCCTTTGTCCACCACTCCTCCTCCGTATTGTTTTTCATAGGCTTCTTTGAGTTGGGTATGCAAAGCAGGGTTAGCCTCGATAAGTTTTGCAACGGCATCTGCGTCTTGGACATACTGTGCCTGTTTCTGCAACTGCCCCCCCTGCTCAGTAATTTTAGTCTGAGCATCAGTCAACTGCTTTTTTAAATTAACTACTTCGGAATCGTCGGGTTTTATAGACGTGACGGAGTCTGGATTCTCTAAATCTGCCATAATTTCCTTTCACGGACACGGGCATCGTGCTCCCCGTAAATATATACTTAGCGAACTATACCACTTCTCTCTCTTATTGCTCTCCCGGAATAGGATACCCTATTCTATTATAGATAGCAGTGGCATATGGTATTCCAGCCTCAATATTATTAGGACCCGCGTTATAAGCAGCCAGCGCCAGAAAAGGATCCCCAAACTGCTCCAAATAGCCCCTATAAATCTCGGTCACGTGGGGAATAACCTCTTCTCTAGGCGCATTTAACAGATAGTTCTCATAAGACTGAGGAGAATCAAATCCAAACGTAGGATAATGCCACTTTGGAATTATTTGACCAAAGGAAACTTCCCCCTCCGGGCCAATGGCTTCCCAAGGCTGATATCCCGTACCCCCAGTCTCGGCGGATAAAATACCAATAATCATTTGTGGGTCTACTCCGGCAGCTTCCGCAGAGCTGGACACTGTGGGTAAAAGCTCCTGTGGAAAGGGAGCTTTGTCTGCAAACTCTGTAACCAAAGACCCAGCAACAGGAGCGGGTGCAGGTGCTTGATACCCTGCTACCGCCTCGGCCCTAGCCATCCTCGGTACCCCGATACCCCCACCCATGTCTCCAAAATCACGTTGGAACTGCTCCCTATTTGCTGCAAGCTTTTCCGGAGATGCGCTCCCAGAAACTACTTTAGGACGAAAAGCCCCACCAATAGAACTTATAAGATTGCGGACAGGGGAACGGGAGGGCTCCGGACCTGTGTACCCCGTCGCGGGATCTTGTGCCACCGGCCTTAGCTGTTCCTGTGCTACGGGCTTTAAAAACTTCTCCGGGGATGCTTTGGGTTTAAAAAGAGGATTAAATATGTCTGAAACGTATCCCGACCCGCCTTTACTTACCAAAGGGCTGGAAAAGCCGGAAATATACTCTCTTATACTATCTAAAAAATTAGGCATCAGATTCCCGTCTAACCGTCTTCTCAACAAAATTCTTCATGTCGGACTGTCCCTCACAACGAGCGGTGTAGCGCGTGTGCTTTGTCGTAAAACCCTCTTGGGTTTCATCTAAAAAGAAGGCTCTATCTCTCTGAAATCGTGCGTACTCCGCCATATATTCTTGTATGGCCGCCCAGAACGGTGTGTCCTTAATCTCTTTCAAGGCCTCCGAAGCCGCAACTGAGATCTTCATCGGTCTTACCTTTGATTTAAATACAGGATTTTTCATAAGTTAAGTGTCGCCCCTCTAGGGATGATTCCCTCCGGAATCTCCTCTTTACCCAATACCCTACCGGGACTCGCGGCCTTAGCCTGGCCCCCCATAATTCCCGCAACTTCTGATACTCCTTTTACACCCCCCTGATCCAACGGACCCTTCGGAACGCCCTGTTCCCTGATTTCCTGCGCTTTACTCTCCGATAGAATGTGTTTTGTGAATATTTCGGCTATTTGTTGATTAAACTTAGATTTAAACTCCTCAGAGCCCATAAAAGCCAAATGCAGCGCTGTGTGGTCTTTTGTGGCGTAAGGCGTGCCCCCAATCGCACTTCCGGCCAACATTTCGGCATTTTCGCGATTTGCAAGCTCTAACATCACCGATTCATCAATTACGCCCTCTTTTGCGACCCCACCCTCAACTCTCAACTTATCGGGGTCAAATTCGTTAACTTCCGACATAATATCGGCTGCTTTCTCTATAGAATAGTATCCACTCTGAATTGCCGCCGCAATTACCGGATGTTGGAAGAATTCAGCCGCCTTTTGCTGTCTAAGTGGCTTGGAAAGCGGCAGAGAGGGCTCCGCGGTCATTATTAGGTCAAATCTGCCATAATGGGGGGTCACTAGATCCGGAGTGACATCAAAAAAGTTCACACCCTTGCTTTCCTTCTCTACAAGCTCCCCGGTCTTGGCAATTTCAATAGCCACGTCTTGAGTAATAATCCTGCGGAACTTAGCAGACCGAACTTCCCCTAAAATATTCTCTATATTAGGAGCAGAGTAGTATTGAACAATATTTGGAACCCGTAATCTTAAAATGTCGGTCATTAACTCTCTAGAAACCCTCCAAATCTTCATCTGAAGCGATTTCATGGTCGTTTCTCTGAAAATAGCTGCTTCAGTGGCCGTATTTGAGGGTTGCGGGTTCATAATTCCAGTAACATTGCGCCCATCCTCCTTTAAAAGCTCCTCTTCACGATAAGCTGAGGGGTTAATGTCACTATATTCGAGCATTTTGACCGCATTAGGATCGTCCACAGGTATCATGTGGGTAGGATGGATGATATTTTCTTCATCCTCGATGATTTCTCTGGTAGAAACAAACGCAGTCTTGTGAATATCAAGGTGCTGACGGTCAATTCTCATCCTTCGCAGAGTGGTAAGTTCGTCCTGAATAGACTCCAGCAGCTCCGGTTCCCCTCTAGCCCAGAATCCATTAAGTCTGGTGACGTCTGAGCCCTCTGCAAAAGGCAGCAGCTTGTGATTATAGGGGTTAGGTCCATCTCTGATAACCACGTCGTTTGCCATAATGATTAGCTTATCTGGAACTCTGCCCCAAAAGAAGAGAACCTCAACCTCCTCCTGAGAAATACCTGTCGGAGGATTATAGTACCGATAGTAGTCAGCATTTGTCCCGGCCTTAACGTATTGAGTTGCCCCAAACTGATCCCAAAAAGACCCGGCAAACATCTGCATAAACATTTCGTAATCTAAAATATACCTTCTAATACAATCTCGAGCTTTGTATCTACCTCTATTTACAGTTTTAGCAACAGGGTCGATAAAGAAATCGAATAAATCCACCTTTTCACCATAGACGTCGTTAAATTCAAAGACCTCTTTCTTCTTGTATTCCTCTGTTCCCTTCGCCAAATCCATTTTTGAAAGAATCTTGACCTCTTTTTTATCCAGGAAGAAATCCTCTTGCCAAATAGTTTTACCCAAAACCAATATTTGTTTCAAAGAGTCGGCTAACTGAAGATCCCCATCTCCTCTCTCCCAAGTGTAATCCACAATATGATTCATCAAAGTAGCTTTCGCCTTGTCCTCCGGTCCCCGTGGAATAACTCTTGGGCGGATAGTTTGACCAATCATCTCCGCTAAAGCACGTTCTATTAAAGTTGTGGTGAAAGGGGGAACAATGGTTGATTGCCAATCGTCTCCTTTAGGATCCCTTCGCGACTCATACTGCTTTTCCCATCTGATCCAACTCTCCTCGAGACCCTCTCCATTAATATACCGACCGTTTCGCATAGTCGTGAACCTTGAATACACATTCTTCCTCGTCTCCTGCTGCGCATCGGCTGGTTTATAGATACCTTCTATGTCGGCTCCTGATTTGTCACGAAATTCTATTGCCATACCACTATCATTATAACTTATCTGACTAGGCGGGATACCCCCCATGTGACGACAAAGTTTTCCTCTCCTTAAACCTCTTAGAAGGAAAAGACACTTCTAAAATAGAAGCAAGAGCATCCGCTAAGTCGTCATTCTTGCCATGTGGAAACCTCTCCAACTCGTCCCGAAGGTATTTTTCCAACCTATGTACAGGGTGATCTACCGGATGTTTGGGATGCAGAACAATCCCCGCCTCATATCTCGGCTCCAGCCCCCTGATTCTATCTTCCTTGGACATCTCCGTATGCCTCAACTCTGTAATAGGAAACTTATGTCGTCTGCGCTTCATTTCCTCCTCTACATAAAACTGAATAATCCTCTGAAAAGCCACAGACTCAATCGCCACTGTAATCGGACGATGTTTAATATCCCATGCAAAGATCTGATCAATTAGACGTTTAGGATTGACCTTATCCCTCCACATATCTAATATATACCAAGTGTTTTCGTGATCCACTCCCACACAAACCATCGCCGAATAATCTGCTTCCCTTTTCTCCGACAATGCGGGATCTACCGCAATAAACTTGTTCAACTTGAGTCCCTTGATGTCATCCGGCTCATAATATTTAAAATTCTTGAATGTGGCGTCCTCTCGAGGAACAGGTTCTAATAAATATTGTGCAGAAAAGTGAGCGTTTCCTTGGGACCTTTTTAAACCTTCCATAACAGTCCACGTGAGCCTAGTAGGAAAAAGAAGTTCAGACTTTCCCCACTCCCCGCTCCAGTGATCCCTCCCATCATATTCTCCATAAGCAGGGAGACGCATAACCGCAAAATCTCCAATTATCCCCGTTTCCGAATCCCTAATCCAAGAGTAAAGATCCGCCTGATGCCAGGTGGTACCAACTACTATCACTCTCTTGTGTCCAGCAGGAGACGCATCAACTAGGTCCAAAACGTCTTTGTAGAAATTCTTAACCTCCTCAATCCTCCCCATAGTCCTAATATTATCTCTGTTAACAAGGTCGTCTAAAACAGCCCAATCGTAGTGAGTTCCGGTGTAGTTGGCCTTTACTCCGGTAACAGATACGGTAGGTTCTTTGGAATGATAGGATTGATCCGATTCGGTGGCAATGGAAATAGCATCCTCTTTCCAATTCAACGCCCCCTCTCTCAAGTTCCCATATAAATCTATAAACTCCGGATTCTGATCCAGATTCTTCTTAACCTGACCTAAAAAAGAAGTGGCCATTGGATAGGTAGAGTTGGCAATCAGTCCTCTGGTCCCGGTACTCTTGGCAATCTGCCAGAGAGAAAACCCAACTGTAATGATCGAGCTCTTGAAAGTTCCTCGGGGCAAGAGAAGGAGCACCATCCGCTTCTCAATATTATCCTGAACAAAATCGCATACCTTCTTGTGCAGAGGCTCGTAAAGATCCTTCCACCCAATAACATCCCTATTAAACTTATAAAGGCTCTTGGCGTAATTGTTGCGTTTGGCCTGACGGATAAGCTCCGCATTTTTAATTATCTGGGCGATCATTTCCTCCCGTGACATCTTCATGTCTTTTGACTGTCCACCGCCTCTAACCTCCCCTCAATCGCATCTATAGTATTCTCCACCTCAACCGCCATCAACTGAATATTGGAAACATCTATCTCCGTATTTAGAGAGATGCCCATGGCTCGGATGTAAACCTTCCCCTCTTTATCCTTTAAGACAAAAATAATTCCATCCCGGGTCTTAAAATTCTTCCCATAAATATCCAGAGAACCCTCTTTAGTAGGAATACAGTGGTATTCGTAACCTTTGGGAAAGCCCTTCTGCATCAGAGTCCACATGCCCCATTCTGCTAGATTAATCCTGTAAGAAGCGAACGACCCTTTCCGACCCAGATCAACATAGTTGGCCGCCTCATCCCTCAAATCTTTAGCTTTAGAAATCTTAGCTTTCTCCACTCCCTCAACGTAAGCCGCCGCCCGATCATCGTCCTCCATCACCTCAACAAAGTCCTCATCTTTCTTTTCCTGAATATCCTCCAAAAGCTTGGGGTTAAAATCCTTCCGTTCGAGGTCTTTTAGTTCCTCCGGGGTAAAATCTTCATTTTCATATTTAAATTTATCGTCCTTGAAAGCGGACCCCTTTTTAAAGTTCGTCGACATATGTCTTTTTAACCATAGAAGCCAGCCAAGTAGCAATCTTTCTCTGAGGGAGTCCTTTTACCTTCCTAAATCCTCCTCCCCCAATATCCCTCCTAATGTAAATCTCATAAGTGTCCCAATTCTCAACCATACTACCTAAAAACTCCCTTATGTGGATGACATCCGTC